AGTTGTCCATACCTCTGGATTTTCTTTTATCAGTTCATTAAACAATCGAATCATTGAACTACAATGTAGAGTTTCATCTCTTACAGACCAGGTTATAATTTGGCCCATACCTTTCATTTTATTGTGTCTTGGAAAATTAAGTAATATTGCAAAGCTTGCAAACAATTGCACGCCTTCAGTAAATGCACTACAAATAGCAACTGTCTTGGCAACATTGTGGAGTGTATCTGATTTACATCCTTGTAAGTAATCGTATTTATCTCTCATAGCCTTGATCTTTAAAAACTCTGAATACTCGGTTTCAGGAAGACCAATAGTATCTAATAGGTGTGAGTAGGCCGCCATATGTACAGTTTCCATGGCAGAAAATACTGACAACATCATCTTGACTTCTGTTGGTTTAAATACATGCATACAATGACCCATGTAATAATTATTAACTTCTACATCCGCCTGGGTAAAGAATCTAAAGATTTGCATAAGTAGATTTCTTTCCCCTGGAGTTATCTTTGTTGTCCAGTCTTTAACATCTTCTGACATTGGGACTTCTTCCGGCAACCAATGAATTCTTTGTTGTGTTAGCCATGCGTCGTAACACCATGGGTATCTAAATGGTTTATATACAGGATTCCCTGAAAGTAGCCCAGATTTATTAGTGATCATTTTTATTCTAGTTTAGCGTCTATTCTTTTCTTAAGTTCTGCTCGTTCTTTCTCTACTTCTTTTAACTGTTCTTTTAATTCTTCACTAGCAGGGTGTTCTCTTACAAGTTTTTTAAGTTCGTAATATTGTTTGGTAAGCTCACGATATTCGTATGTATCTATTCTAAGATTAATTTGCTCTTTTATATCTTTTATTTCTTTAGCATCTACATATCTATCATCAATAAACCAAACCCCTGTAATAAATGTAATAATAAGAGCAGCACTTGCTAATGTTTTTAATATTTTCATTTATTTATAGGTAAGCAACTTGCTAACCAATTAAAAAATTTTTTGAATGGCCACCAAATTATTTTACAAATTATCTTAACTGGCCAACAAATTATTTTCCAAATTTTTTTAAGCATAGTTTTCTCCTTTTGTAGAACACCTGAAAAACAATCACAATATAAGCATTGTGGATTTTGTCTGTGTCGATGTCCACAGTCTACGCAAATAGTACTCATTTTTCCTCCTTCGTTTTATTGATTGTAAGAGTGTGCATTTTACCCCCTAAGCAAGCTTAGTCAACGGCAAAAACTCTCTAATTATTTAGTTGCTAGTTCGTATAATATGATCAGAGCTATAACTACACCAATAGTAACTTTTTTATTAGTGATTGCTAAGTTCCATATTTTTTTAGCGTGTTGTATTACATTTTCCATATTTTCCTCCTATTTTACTTCTTGTGTTGAGCCCCAATTTGGCCCGACGTCGCAGTCTACTTTATTAGGTATCTCTAAGTCAACTGCATTTTCCATTATTTCTTTGATTTTATCTATATTACCATCAATAGATATATCTAATTCATCATGAATTTGTATATGAGGTATTATACCTTCTTTATATAAATCTAGCATTGCTTTTTTTGTCATATCTGCAGCAGATCCTTGAATTACTTTATTCAGAGCTTTGTAAGTAAATGCCCTCCGCGAAGGATTTTTGTGCCAATAATTTCTTCTAGGGTTATCATCTTTATCTTTTATAATTTCTCCTTCTTCATCTTTTAAAAATTCTCCCATATTTTGAAGTTCAATCATTCTTTCATGATCTTCTGCGGGTACAAATTTTCCCCAATCACTTCCTCTTAAGATTGGTTCATATTTAGGAAATCTACATTTTCTATTTAATAAAGTTTTTATTTTTCCTGTATCCTGTGCTCTGTTCATAATTTTATTTGTTAACTGTTTTACAAAAGGAACCTTAGCATGATATTGATTAAATAATTCTGCAGCCCTCCCGGTTCCCACACCTAGTTCTTCTTGTAGTTTAGCTTTACCCATTCCATAAAATAATCCTAAGTTAATAGTCTTAGCCTGGTATCTTGGAATTTTTGTCATCTTCGCAACAAGTTGGTGAAAGTCTGCATTTGAATTCTGCTCATACGAATCTGCAATTTCATTCACAGAAGGTAGTCCATATTTTAATGCATAATGTGTGACGAGTCTTGGTTCTTGTTGCGAGTAGTCAAAACAACCCCACTTGCATCCTTCTTCAGGGAGAAATAATGATCTAATCATAGGACCTGTTATTGGATCTCTGGCAGGAATTTGCTGGAGGTTTGGGTTCTGATAAGAGAATCTTCCAGTTACTGTTCCTCCATTATCAGATCTAATTTGATTAATTTCTGCATGAATTCTTCCTTTATGTTCATGATCTAAAATAGTTTCAATAAAAGTTGTATTCACCTTGTTTATTTTTCTAGCTTCTGCTATCATTTTAATTACAGGATGAGAATGATTAGAGAGGAAATTCTTAATAAATGATGGAGCCCCAGTTTTTACAGTTCGTTCGTAAGTTAAATTTAATTTTTCAAAAATTTTTTGAATCGATTGTGCAGCCCATATTTGAACATCTATTGATGTTTCTTTTTTTATTTTCTGCAACAGTAGGTGCTCTTCTGCTATTAATTTTTTCTTCAATTCGTATGTGGCTTGGGTGTCTACTCGAACTCCTAAGAAACGCATGTCGACAAGACACGGAAATAAATCAGTCTCGAGATCAAAAATAGATTGACAATCTTCTTCAATTAATAATTTTTTTACATGTTGCCAAAGTTTAAAAGTTAGCTCCGCATCTTTTTCAGCATAAGCTCCAACTTCCTGGGCGGGTAATTGCCACATATCTTTTTTTGCATCTAATCCTCTTTCCTTAGCGGCTTCATTTAAAGCTTTTTCATTTTTGCCTTCTTTTAAATAATGCCATGACAAAGTATTAAGCGTGTAGGAGAATCTATTCTCGTCTAGAAGGGAAGAAGCAATCATAGTATCTACTATTAAACCATTGATTTTTAAGCCTAAACTGCGTATCCAACATACATCATACATTGCATTATGAAATATTTTTGTAGCCGGGCATTCTAAAATATCTTTAAACCATTCTAATGTTTTTATTTTATTAGAGTTAGGTCCTTCTTTATGAGCTATTGGAAAATACCATTTACCACCATAAGTAGCTACGGAGATTCCAACAACTTCTCCATTACCTGTGACCGAACCTGATCCTTTCTTCCTTAAATCTGTATCTTTGGTTTCTAAATCAATTGCTATTTCATCATGGGATCTTAGATCCGGGTATTCTGTGGGTTGTACCCACTCAATTGCTGGTAGTAACATTTTCTATATTCTCCTTTCTTATTTTTATAAATTGACCTTCTTTATTTCTAATTTTAAATTTTTTTCCATGTTTATCTCTTCGATCATTATAGATTAGATTTACACAACTACACCATTCATCAATACAGTCATTATCAAATAACCATTTTGAGTGTAGTTCTAAAATTTTATTTTTTTTTATCATCATTCATTTTTAAAATCTCTAGTTCACAGTAATGAATTATTTTCTCTAAATCTTTTATCTTATCTTTATCCTTATAACGACAAACATATTTTATTACATTACCTTGGAAAAATGATAGATCATTTTTTGAAATAAATTCATAGGGTTGAATCTTAAAATTTTTATAATGTGATCCCCCGATCTGTTCCCCCTGGGGAAATGCTTTGTGAAACATATCTTTATTTGTCATTTTAATACTTCCATAATATTTATAAGCATATAGGTTAAAGCTATTGCTATAAATATATCAGACGTCAATACTCTCATAGTTGATACTCCTTTATTTTCTTTTTTGCTTTTAGTTTATATAGATTAATTCTTGCCCTTGTGCTGCCAACATACCACACTCTATGCTCTTCATCTTGTTTGTCAAGGCTTAAACTAATTCCTTTTTGGACTTTCCTTCCTTGGTGTAAAGATAAAATTACATTATCTTCTTCACCACCTTTAGCTGCATGAATAGTAGACAACCAAATTCTGGCACGTTCTTTTAAATTTTCTTCATTATCTATTAAATTTCTAATATATAAAATTTCTTTTTGATCGGTTGAAAAAATATCATACCAAGAGATTTTTTTATTCCATTTCCCCTCCGGGATAAAATCTTTTATATCATTTATTTCTTTTAACTCTAAGTGTTCTCCCATACACCATTTAGTATAAGATTCAGCCGCTGTATATAATCCAACTTTAAAACTTTTACCTCTATTGCTTTGGTAATAAAGATTTTTTTCTTTTAAATCTTTCATAATATCTAATAAATTACTTTTAGTTCTGGTAAGAATAAGCCATTTTCCTTTTGAAAGATCTACTTGATCTAAATGAGTAATTTCTCCAACATGGCCCTCCTCATTTCGAGGATAATATTTTTTATGTTTCCTGATGCCTGCTATACGATTCACAGGTACTTGTGATGCATGTTGCACGGCTCTTGATATTCTTCTCGAGTACATAAGTACACGTTCTTTAGCTGGTTCTGTTATAAATCTATTTACATCGGCGCCGGCCCACGCAAAAATTGCTTGATCATCATCACCTGCTAAATAAATTTGTTCGCAATGATTTTTTAATTTGTCATAAAGTTGCCATTGCAAAGGGGAAAGATCTTGAGCTTCATCAATAAAAATTGCTTTAAAATCAGGGATTTTATCAGAATCTATTGTCATTTTAATCATGTCATTAAAATCATAAATTTTATTTTTCTTTTTATATTCTTCTATATTTAAAGCTATATGCTTTAATACATTCCAATCTATTTCATGATGATCATGTTCATTACGATCATATTCTTCTCTTATAGAAATATCTCTATTGACTGCTCTTCCTATCATTTGAAAGTAAGGATTATTACAGGTTAAGAATTGTGTTTCTTCTTCATTATATCTATCATTAAAGTTTACACGAATACTTAATTTTTTTCCCAGTTCCTCATAATGATAAGGTTGCATAATTTGTTCTTCAGTTAATCCTAGTACATGAAAACAAAAAGCATGAAGTGTTTGAAAATAAGGAACTTTTTTTTCTGATACATTTACTCTCCTCCTAGCTTCTTCTGCAGCTTTTTTAGTGAAAGCAAAGTAACCAATCTTATAATAAGGAGTTCCTGTTCTTACATAAGCCCTTACTCTTTGAAGTAATCTAAAAGTTTTTCCGGTGCCAGGTGGACCATAAATTTTATTAACCTTTTCCATTGGCTTTTTTAAATGTATTTATTAATTTACCCTTCCATCCAAAATTGCCATGATGTGTTGTTTCTCCATGCACTACAGCATAAAATTTAAAGCCTGCCTCCCCCGTAAGTTTGAAAAAAGATACGTCTTCTCCATACCATGCACCCATTTTGGGATCAAAACTATTTTCCCAAAAGTTATATAAATATTTTTTAGCTTCATCTGTAATTCCATTTGCATGATTTATTTTAAGTGTAGGATGATCTTGCATTAATTTTTCATATACTCGTCTATGAATTAAAGTTAAACCAGCCGGTCCTTTACTTATTT